CAGTTCTGTAATTCATCCAAGCAGTTTTTTCGGCAGTTGTTAAAGTAGTGTCTGGTAATTGTGTCCAGTCACTAGCAGATAACAAAGTGTTTCTTCTTTGTCTTAAATCTGCCATAGCTCTATCAAATGCACCATCATTCCATGCTTGTTCTTCAGCATCTCTTTGTGCTTCTTCTTCTGCTGTAAAGGGTACTATGTTCCCATTTATGTTGTGATGTCTTGGCATAATTATTTATACTCCATTGTTAATTGTTAAGCAATACCATAAAGGCAAATATCTCCAGCGTCTATGTTGCCACTATCCATTTGAAATCTAATTGCATTAATAGGATTTGTAGTATTAAAATATCCAGCTGTATATAAATCTGGTTGATTGTCTAAAGAACCTGTAATGACTCTTGCTATAAAATGTTTTACAAAAACTGAACTGCTTGGGTTAAAAAGATGTAAATAACCACCCATATTGTCATCATTATTAGTTCCTATTGTTTGCCATGCGTTTAAACGAAAAAAAGATGTGCTATTAGCAACATCAGAACCTGTATCATAACCTAGTGCAGTTACACTATCACTCTCTGTATGATAAGCACCAAATGTTGTAGTGGTAGCTGAAACACCATAGCTAGAACCAGTATCGGTGCTACCTTGCATTGTTGGGTGTGAAGTTGCAGATGGGTGTATGTTTTTAAATGTAAATAAGTATTCCTTGTAAGTATCATCTAGCACCACACCATCAGAGCCATCAACAAAAGATAAAGTTGCAGATGAACTAGCTGTTAGCTTTTTAATAAATACCATACTACCTAAACTTGATATAGAACCAAAAGCAGTTGCGTTTTTTACAGCTTGATTATTTAATTTAACGATAGACATATTATGAATCCTTTATTCCATATAGTTTTATTGTGCCAGAATCTATGTTTCCACTATCCATTTGAAATCTTACAGCATTTATTGGAGATTGTGTGTTTCCATACCCACCAATAAAATTTGTACCATTATAAGTTACACCTGTTTTATTTGTTGTTGCCAAAAAGTGTTTTACGAATGTGTTTGATGAGGGATTAAATAAAGTCATACTTCCTGATGCAGATTCATCATTTTCATTACCTACATACTGCATTATAGCTTGGTCTGATGTTGATTGTGCTAAATCAAAACCAGCATCATAACTCAATCCACTAACATCTCCTGCTTCATTATGTATTGCTCTAAAAAAAGTAGTGGTTTTTGTAACATTATAATTTGAACCACCATCTGTACTTAAATTAAATTTTAAACTTGGTGTAGTTGTTGAAGCATGAATGTTTATAAATTCAAAGCGATATATTGGATAGGTGCTATCCAAGACTACATCATTACTTCCATCTACGAATGAAAGACTTGCAGAACCACTAGCAGTTAAAGTTTTAATAGGTACTAAGCTTCCCTCTGCTAATGCAGTAGAGGTTACAGCACTTATACTATTGTCGTTATACTTAACTAATGCCATATAATTTTATTACTCCACTATCTATGTTGCCTGATGACATTCTAAATTGAATTGCATTTACTGCTGATGTTGTATTTCCATAACCAGCTACATAATTATCTACTGAATATTGTGCTTCATTAGCGATATTAAATCTAGTTATAAAATGTTTTACAAAAGTTGTGTTGCTAGGATTGTATAAATGTAGATAACCTGATGCTTGTTGGTCATTGTCACTTCCTATACCATTCGCTATTTGTTGGTCAGATGTTGATTGTGCTAAATCTCTATCTGAAACATAGTTAAGTGCTGAAACTCCATTAGTTTCATTATGATATGCTTGAAAATAAGTTGATGTTTTTGTAACATTATAATTACTTCCACCATCTGTACTAAAATTTACTGTAAAATTAACATTATCAGTTGCTGGGTGTATGTTTATAAATTTAAAAACATAGGAATCGTATGTGCTATCAATACCAGATGTAAAATCTATTGTTGCACTTGCACTTGCTGTTTGAGTTGAAAGTAATTTTAATGCTCCACCACCAGGTACACTTGCAAAATCAGTTACATTAGTTACTGAAGTATTATTAACAGCATCTGCTGTAAACACTCCATTAGTTGTTAAATTATTTCCTATTGATAATGCTATGCTCATAAATTAACTCCCTGATATTCCATATAATTTTATTACTCCACTATCTATGTTGCCAGATGTCATTTGAAATTTTATTGCATCAATGGCAGATGTAGTGTTTCCATACCCAGCTACAAAAACTCTAAGTCCTTTATCTGTAGCCATATTTACATTAAATTCAGAAATAAAATGTTTTACAAAAACAGAAGAACTAGGATTAAACAAATGAAAAATACCAGAACATGACTGGTCATTATCTGCACCAATTCTATAAGCAAGATTTGCATTTCCTGTTCCTTGTGCCATATCTCTACCACCATCATAACTTAAATCTTCACCTGCACCAGCTTCAGAATTATCTGCTCTAAAAAGAGTAGTTGTTTTAGTTACATTATAACTAGAACCACCATCAGTACTTAAATTAAATTGTAAATTTTCATCATCATTACTTCCATGAATATTAATAAACTCAAACTTATAAATAGGATAGGTGCTATCTATTCCTGTTGTAAATGATATTGAAGCTGAAGCTGATGCTGTTTGTTCAGATATTAAAGTCATAGCACCACCACCAGTTGCTGTATTTTCTAATTCTGTAATACTAGCTACTGAAGTGTCATTAATACCTGCTGGTAATATTACTCCACCAGTTGTAAAGTTATTGGCAGCATTTCTTGTAATCGTTCCCATTAATTTAACCTCAAGTATCTAATTGAGATTTCTGCATCCGTTGCTGGTGCAGTTGTAAAAGTTAAAGTGGTACCTGAAATTGTATAGTCAGTTCCAGGAACTAATGTTACTCCATTAACGGATACAATTACATCTTCTACAGTTCTACCTGAATTAATTGTAAAATTAACTGTTGTATTATCGCCTGTAGCAGTTCCGTTTGTGTAAGTTCCACTATTATTTAAAGGTAAATATCTAAAAACAATTTCTGCTGAAGTTGCAGGTGCTGTTACAAAAGTTAAAGTAGTACCACTAATAGTATAGTCAGTAGTTGGTGTTAATAAAAATCCATTAACATAAACAAGTACATCATCAACTGCTCGACCACTATTAATTGTAAAATCTGTTGTTGTATTGTCTCCTGTTGCAGTACCAGAAGTATAGCTTAATGAAATAGAAACATCTTGAAAAGAAACAGTTCCAGAACCATTTGTAATTAAAGCCTGTCCATTAGTTCCATCTGTTGTTGGATAAGTTAAATTAGTAATCGTAACTGTATCACCTGCTTCACCAATCGTTAAAGATGTGCCAGATTGAGGTGCTATAGTATCGACTTCTATTTTACTCATTATATAATTACCAATGTTCCTGTTACTACTTGTGTTCCAGTTATACTAACTGGTCCTGCTAATACTCCTGAATCTAATGTTTGATCATCAGAAATTGTTGAGTTGTGAGTATTAACAAATGTTTGTGCTGTCATTCCTGCAGAAGGTGTTCTTGATGCAGGTAATGTACAAAATACTGTTTTAGTACCAGCTGAAAAATCAACTAACGCATCTGAATTAGATGAAGAAATAATAGTATCTCTTGATAAAGTATCGGTTGCGGCATCAGTTACCGTTCCAATTCCTACTTCAAACTCTGCAGTTCCATCATTTGAAATTGCATAGTAAGTTTGATTGCCATCACCCACACCAGAAACAAAACTTTCAAATCCTATTTCAGCACCGGCTAAATCGAACGTACCAGTCCCTGTCGTAGTAGATGTTTCTTTTACTCTATCGTTGAGTGCAAATGCCATTACTATTTCCTTTTAATTATTACGCGTCGCCAAGTCTAATGATTGCATTAGATGAATCAGCAGTTGGAAACTGAATAACGAAATCACCGTTAGTCGCTGTTTTGTCTCCGCCGAAATCTAAAACTAATACTGCTTCATTAGAAGTTCCTTTATAAATCAGAGCGCCTGCAGCTGTTAAAGTTACAGATGAAAAAGTTAAATCTGCAAAGTCAACATATGCAATGTTACTTGATACTGCTACACCATTATTAGTTAAAGTATTTCCACCCGCTGTATAACTTGTACCAGATGAAGAAACTTCATTAGTAGTTGTATAAGCTGTAGTCGAAGTACTGAAACCAGATAAGTCAGTGTAAAGTGCAAGTTTGAAAGTTGATCCGCCAGAATCAAAATCAAACACACCACCAAGTAGGTCTGTTTTAAAAGAGTCAGGTACTATATTAGCCATTTATTTATCTCCTTAAATTATGATGGTGATTCAGATTTAAGTGGTGTTCGAAGGGCCCCATCTTGCCATTCGTCCCGGCGTCTACGACCTTGTTGTTCGATCGCGTACGATTGTAAAGCTCTGTTAAAAGATCCTTCGTAGTATTGTAACATATCTACAGGACCTTTCAAGTATCCATATGCTTCTACCAGACATGCATACAAAAGTAAATCCTGATATTTATTACTTGTATAAGTACCTTGTGTACTTCCTGGAGAAGCTGTAATTGAATCCGGTTGTTTTGTATAAGCCAAAGTAATTAAATAAGTGTTATCTGGTGTAGGTGAAACCACCCAATAATTAGCATCCCAATTACCATAGTATTTTGGTAACCCTGATTGAGTTCCTGGTGTATTATAATATTCTGCCATAAAAGATGTATCTCTTTTATCTAGAAATACTTGATTACCAGATGAATCAGTTAATTGTACATATCGAATAAATCTTAAATCAGATGGAATAGTTACATATCTATTTCCAGCTTGTAGATTAGATGTTGCAT